ATAGTACTGATACTCCTGATTACTTACCAAATGGAACTAACGGAGTGACATTTGAAGACTCAAGAAATAATTATACCGACCTTTGGAGAACTATGGATATATACGTAGGATTTTCAACTATACCTCAACTTTCATACACGGGAGACAGTTCATATATAACAGACTTTTTCATTGACAATGACGTTGCTTTCAATAATGATAATATCATAAGATTTGCTGATGAGATAAAATTGTATGCCTCAAGAAAATTATTAGTACAAGGAGCACCTTTTAACTTCTTTACCCAAATGGAGGATTACCTTGAAAGTTTAAATGTTTTTAGGGATTATATTTTAGAAGGAGTTATTAAAAAATTACAAAGGTCTTTACCAACTCCACAAAATACACAAACTGAAGATAAGAGCGCGACAGAAGGTTCGGTTACAAGATTAGAATATTACAATTTATTTAAAACAATAAATGACAAATGGGTTGCTGGTAACAATTATAATAATGAAACATTATTTGAGGATATTTTGTTTTTAGATAGAGCAAATAGAAATATTGGGGACATCGTTATTGTTGATATTTTTGATGCTGTAAAATATTTGAAAGGTAATAAAAAGGCAAATGTCTATACTGTGGTAACTTCTATAATTGAAAAGAATCACTTTGTAATTTATAACATGCCGTCATACATTAATTATTATAATGCTCAAAATGCCGGAGAAACACTAAAGACAGAACCAGATTTAACTTTTGCTTCTAAGTTATTTGGAACCTTTACCCAAGTTGACTACCAAGAGTCAAAGACAAAAATGGTTTGTCAATATGCTGAAACACCTTCAGAACATACAAAAAATAGTAGTACTAAGAATGCTTATAATGACGATAGTTGGGAATTTGATAAAGCAAATAGTAACCCAACTTTGGAAAATATGGATAAGAAGAAAGAGCAAGATGATTATTCATTGTCAAATAGAGCAGTTGCATTTGCGGTTGATTTTGGATTACAGAACCAAGGGGTTTTCCAAAACATACAAGTTGCTCAAGACATGGGTAAGGCAACATCAGAATCTTTACAGGCGGAGTATGATTTAGCAAATATGACAAGAGGTACTAAAACTACCACTCAGAATGTTAGTTTATATAACATATATAAAAGTAGAAGTTATTCAGCAACTGTTAATGCTTTTGGTAACGCCATGATACAACCGACTATGTATTTTGTATTGAAAAACGTTCCATTATTTGCTGGACCTTACTTAATTACTGATGTTGAACACACAATTACAAATGGTAGTTTTACTACAAAGATGGTGGGGACAAGACAAAAATTATACACTCCCCCGATTAAAAATTCACTACTTGAAACTATTAAAAATAATTATGTTGATAAATTAGTTAACCAACTTGTTAATAAGAAACAAACTGAAAAAACAATTAGTGCTAATACAATTAATACAAAAAATTCTATTTCTTCGGATATACAATCAAAAATGACTCCGTCTCCTAACCAAACCTGTAAAACATCATCTTCGTACGGAACTTATTCGGCAACGACAGTTCAAGAAACTTCAACACCGTTTAAACAAATGATAGATACAGTTAGAGATAAGATAAGAGAATTTAATTTTGGTTCAAATTCTGGAGACTCAATGAACTATATAGTTTCGACTCTCTTCTATGTCAAATCTTTTGATACCAATGGATTTAAGTATTATAATAATAACGTTTCAGGAATACCAATAGGGGAGGGAACTCCTGCTTGGGGAGGAAATTTACCAACACTTTTTGATAAAAGTTATATATGTTTAAATAACTCTGAAAACAAGAGTTATGCTTATGCGGTGTTCACATCACTTGACAACAACATTAGATTTACATGGGCTAAATATAAAACAGTATTTGATAGTGTTGTTCAAAATATCGAAAACGAAGATTTATTCGTTAGTGGATTTACAAGGACATGGATTGAGAAATTCCCAACAGATAAAACGGATACGACTAATAACTTATATGAGTCGTTTAAAACCGACAATCCCCAACAGTTTCAAACACTTGAAAATAAAGTTCGGGATGGATACAGAAAAATCAAATCCAATTTTACGTAAATTTGAATTAACTTAGATATTTATATAAAAAAATCACTATGGACGTTAAACAATTATTAGATAATTACCTCGGAAGAAAAACTAGAATCACTGAAAAAGATGCCGGAAACGGATTTAAAGAAGTTTGTGATTTAGATACCGGTGATTGTTACACAGTTAGAATGAAAGACGGTCTAATTGAAAGAGTTGACAATACTTATATGTCAAATAAAAAAATTAATGTTGAAACTAAAACAGGAATTAAACAACTTTTAAACGGTTAAAAAATGGAAATATCTAAAGCAATATTGGAGGAGTTAAAAAAATACAAAGAGATAAATCACTATATCTTTGAACAAGACGCTGGTCTTGATACACCACCTCCACCACCTGGTGGAGAAGAGGCTTTACCTGACCCAGCGGCTGCTGCCCCTGCGGCTGAAACTCCTCCGGCTGTTGAAGCTGAAGCCGGTGCACAACCCGTGGATGTGGCAACCGACCCAGAAGTTGAAAAAGTTGGTGAAGAAGGGGAAGATGAAACTGGAACAGAAGAACTAGAAGTTACTGACTTAGTTAAATCACAACAAAACATAGAAAAAAAACAAGAAGAATATTTTAATAATTTATTTTCACAACTCTCAAATCTTGAACAAAAATTGTCTGACATGGATAATGTTATGAGTAAACTAAATGATTTAGAGGCTAAAATTGAAAAGTATCGACCTAAAACAAATCAAGAAAAATTAGAATTGAGAAGTTTAGATTCAGGTCCATATAATCAAAAATTGACCGATTTTTTTACAGACAAACAACAAGATATTGAAAAGGCGGGAAAAAATGAGTATGTTTTAACAACCGACGAAGTTGAAGATTATTCAGTTGATGAAATCAAAGGAACCTTCAGTAACTACGGAGAAGAAGACGAATTCAAACCGATTAAGTATTAATTGGTAATCCTTATTTGACTTTTACGGCTGACACTTTTATTATTGTTCATTAACTATTAAATTATATATTATGGCGACAAATTCTTTAGATGCTGTTCTCGCTCAGTATGAAAAAGCGAAATCAAACACAGGTGGTAGTAAAATCTCCCAAGAAGACCGAATGAAGAAGTACTTCGCGGCAATTCTACCACAAGGAAAATCAACAGGACAAAAAAGACTCCGAGTTCTTCCAACTACAGATGGCTCATCACCATTCAAGGAAGTATGGTTTCACGAAGTTCAAGTTGCTGGTAAATGGAATAAAATCTATGACCCAGGTAAAAATGACAATGAGCGTTCACCTTTGAACGAAATTCATGACGAACTTATGATGACTGGCAAGGCTTCTGATAAGGAACTTGCAAAACAGTACAAAGCTCGTAAATTCTACATCGTTAAAGTTATTGACAAAGACGCACCTGAGGACGGAGTAAAGTTCTGGCGTTTTAAGCATAACTACAAGAACGAAGGAATCCTTGACAAAATCATTCCTATTTGGAGAGCAAAAGGAGATATTACTGACCCTGAGAAAGGTCGTGACCTTATTCTCGAACTCACCAAAGCAAAGACCCCAAAAGGCGTAGAATATACAGTTATTCAAACTGTAATGTATGATGACCCGGCTCCTCTTAACGAAGATAAAGAGACAATGGACTCTTGGGTTAAAGATGAACTGACTTGGAAAGATGTTTATTCTAAGAAACCTGTTGAGTACTTGGAAGCAATTGCTCGAGGTGAAACTCCACGTTGGTCTTCTGAACTTGGTAAATATGTTTACGGTGACGAGTCTGGCGAAATGACTATGGGTGGAACTATTTCTGACCCACAAGCCGGTGACGAACCTGATGGCGACCTACCCTTCTAATTAAAAAAAATATTAATCAAACTACCCCTGAAATATGGGGTGGTTTTTAATACCTTTAAAAATGACAATTCAAGAAAAAATCTCAAAAAAACTTTATGATGCTCTTATGAGCAAATATGCTTCCGAAATGAGTGAGGCAGAAGCAACACTTTTGGTCTATTTTAATAATCCTGTTGGAATTGGTGAACACCCACAACACTTGGAAGAAATGGATAAAATGGTTGAAAAATATGCAAACGCAAAAGATAAAAGCGAAGCGTTACAACAAATTGTAAAATACAACTAATTATGGCATTAAAGAAAAAAGAATTTTCGTTAGATGCAATTAAGGACAAGTATTCCACAAAGACCAAATATAAGGAAACGGAGTTTTATGAAGTCG